AGTTCCCGCAGGGATTTGGCCCAGCCCGGACGTGAGTCGCCAACCTTGATGACAGTATCGCTAGGATGCATGTCTTCGTTGACGACAGGCAGCTTCTCTGTGTGGTGACGCTCGACAGAAAAGCCTACACCAGTGCCGCACATGAGGATATACATTGTCTCATCGAATGCACGAGGACTATCCACTGGTACGTAGGAGCAATTGTAACCGCCGACATGACATCTGTCTAGTGCGGGACCGGCGGTCATCAATGCTCTCATGCTTGGCATGATGTCTTGGTTAAGCACAGCCTCTTCAAGTTCTGCGCGTAGTTCATCAGACAGGGCATAGTTGTGCTTCTGTCCAAGATGTTTTTCCATGTAGTCAAAGTATCGCTCAACCGTTTCATTCCAAGTCTCACGACGCTGTTCATCCTCTTTCCAACGGGCGTACCGGGAAAGGGCAATAAAGTTCTGGTAGTCTGTTGGTAGATAGTTGTTCATTGCGTCACTCCGTTAGTGTTTTAATGTGTTTGATTTCAGCACCGTCTACATCATAAAAGTATTCACGTATGCCGTCCTCGATTTCAATGCCGACATCCTCATCGGCAGGTATAGGGTACTCGTCTGGATCAATCTCAATGTTGAGGTAGACTTTAACTCTCATCATACATCCCTTCAACTTCTTCGATCAGCTTTGTGAGATACCACTGAGCCTTCTTCAAATCCTCTGTACCATTTTTGTAGCGGTAACGCCAGAGGTATTTCATAATATTACCTTGTAGGTAATGTTCGTAGCCATCACCAGTTGCTGCTGCAATGGCATCAATACATTCAATGCCAGCCTTGTTGTAATGCGGAGGAGAGTTTACCATGTCTGTTTTTATATTGAGTAGTTCCTTTGCGTAGAACTCGTCCATTAGCTTTTCCTCATCTGGCTGCAATTCTTTCATTCTCATCTTCATGTACTCCTCATGCCGCATCAGGCACTGCCCTTTGTTCTGCTTCCGAAACTAAGATGTACGACGTTGCCATCCTCTTTTGTAATGATCACGCCATCATCATCTACCACATCTTCATCCTCTCTGTCAACAACTTCCATCACGTAGTTGTGGACAAGATTACGAAGACCTTCGTCTGCTTCCATTAAAGGTACTGTTGCACACATCATCTTACAGAAATGCATGACCTGTGTATATCCTTCATCATCAAGAGGGTTATCAGCTTGAGAGATAATGGATATATCAATCTCCCCTGTCCACTCTCCGTTCACTTCTGTGGGACGGACGCGGATCACGAAGTCACCCTCATCAATCTGTACTTCCATTGTTATCTCCTTTTCACTTTGGTTCCGTTGAACTTGATAAACTTGGGGTGCTTGTTCTTCCCCTTTTCTTTTAGCCAATCTTCTGGAATGATACGATCATAGCATCTAAATCCATATTTGTCACACCATTCCCCATATGTTGACTTGGCACCCTTGCGTAGCTTTCGTCTACTATTCTCGAAAACAAAGCGAATGTCAAGCTGCGGATGTTGCTTCTTAATGGCAAGGTGTTTCCTTCTATCCGCCGCAGTGAACATACCTTTGGTCTCAATGATGATACCGTTGTGTAGCACGAAGTCAGGAGTATAGGTACGGTAGGCAAGGTCTTCCCATTCGATCTTGATGTTCTCGTAACTATACGAGATGTTGAGTTCATCAAGGTAAATGGACAGTTTATGCTCTAGTCCGCTCCTGTATCCGTATTTACGCGCTGCACGAAACGCTTTGTAATTAGGCATACTGTTCAGCCAAACTCACATATGCCACAGTTTTAGGCTGCTTTGCCTGAGAGACAACAGAGGGCCGCTCTTCAAGCCCCGGCCAGCAAGCGAAGCGGTAACGGCAGAAGCCACACTCCGTAGACAGGATTGTATTGCCTGTGTCCTTGCCCCGAAACTTTTCAGGCACAGCATCAAAACAACGCTCAAATCGGTTCTCCTCTAGTGTGTTTGCTGTCTGTTGAATATGGCCTACTTCCTTCTCAATGTCAAGTCCTGTAGCTGGCACATATTTGAACTGGCCGTTGGCCTTGTTCACTACCCACCATCCACCGGCTTTCTTGTCAGCAGCCTTGGCGTAACCAGCAAGCTGTGCTACATACCCGAAAGCATCACCCTGTCTAAGAGTGTCGAAGGATTCAAACTTGTTATTATACGACCAATTAGATGCTGACTTGACATCATCAACAGCACCATCAATAACAATATCGTAGGTGCCAGAGATGGATGTACCGTCATCAAGGTTGAGCGTAACTTTCGCATCATCTTCATACTCCACTTTTGCTTCTGTAAGTAACCCCTTGAAGACAGCTTCAACGATGTCTCCAATCATCATGTTCATCACAAATGTTGTTGGCAGAGGTAACGCTTTCTCTGGTTCGTTCTTCTCAAACCAAAGCTGACAAGTTGGCCTACCTACGTTTGACATACGTAGACCAAACTCGCCTCGCTTGTTCCCCCCACCAAACTGACGGGCAACAGCACTCATAACATTCAAACCAATTTGTCTGACTGTTTCTGAAGACATGGTGGACTTGCCATTAGCGGCATTCTCCATATACTGATGCAGTGCCAGTTCAGCAGGGTGGTTCATTACGCTACCTCTTCATCGTCAATGTCAATCATTCCATCAGTGATGGCGATGTCATCCTCATCATCATGCTGAGTTGCCTTTTCAGCGTAAGTGTTGATGATGTACTCATTGTAGTTCTGCACCCATGCCATGAAGTCAGTGAACAGGTTTTGATCAGACTGTTCAATGTCCACGATGTTGGTCAGGTTGACCGTAGTCACAGGCAGGAAGAAGCTATTACCATTCGGCAGCTTACGCTCCTCTGTGGCTGCGTCTACTACGTGCTGGATAGGCAGACGCTTCTGCTTGGCAAAGGTAGCGAACACCTCTCCCCAGCCCTTGAAAGCATCACGGTTATCCACCTCCCAGATGAAGGGGGTAGCATCCAGTTCTACAGAGTTACCCTGATCGTCAGTAGGATTGACAAGTTCAACAGTGCCGAAGATTACCCGCACCCGTTTGATTTGCTTGATCAAGTCCTGTGTCTTCTCAGGAAGAGACTTGAAGTCTTGGATGTAGCCAGCCGGTTTGCCGCAGTTGAAGCCGCCATCATTGTCCTTGAGGTCAATGTTGAGGGTATCAGCCATGACAGTCTTAATGTAGCGGTTAGGTGCATTACCCGATCCCATAACGAAACGCTTATACATGAAGCGTTGCATGTACGGACGGACACGTGCAGCAGAGGCATAGTAAGTGGGGCCATCGGGAACTTCCAGCTTGTACTGTCCACCCTCAACGACTTCCACATTCACCTTCTTGCCCTTTACTTCCGCAAGCCCCATGATTGGGGTGTGATGAATACGTAGACGAGCAAGTGTACTAGACTTCTTGCTACCACTCGTACCCTCATTAGCAATACCCATAGCCTTTGCCATAGCGGCATAGTTATTGGTATCAATCGTAGTGATCTCGTTCATTTATTTTATACTCCTTCTTTCGAGTTAGAACCCATAGTTATATCATGACACATCTTTCGTGTCAAGCCAGTTGGGGCCAATTTTTGCCTCTAGTTCTAATGGAACATTGAACGCCAGCCCCCAACGTGTAGCGATCAAGTCAGGCAGCACCTTGTTAGTCTCCTGAATTATTTGGATTACTCTTTGTTCCTCATCAGGGTGAACGTCAACTACGATGCTATCGTGAACAGTATTTACCACGCAGGACTGCATACTGTCAAGCAGTTTTTCTATGTGCAGCAGAGCGATCGGTACGATATCTGCCGTAGCAAAAGACTGCACGGGATAGTTTTTAATTTGTGTGAAATGTGACACACGCCCACTTGCCTTGCGGACTACATCAGGGAAAGCAAATTGCCTACCTGATGGGGTAGTAATGCACCCTGTGTTTATAGCTTCTTTAGCCAATCGGGAGTGCCATACCCCAATTCCTTTGTATTTCTCCGTGAAGTGTGTGTAATACTCTGCTTCCGCTGAAGTTCTCCCAAAGCCCGTTGCTCCATAAAGTGGCGCGAACGTATGCGCCTTTGCTTCTTGGCGACTTGTCGGTTGACCAGCATCAGTAATAACCTGACTGGTATACGCATGTACATCAAATCCAGTAGATACTTCATC